AACGGCGGCTTGCCATAGCATCTTTTACGGCAGCCGCCCGAGCCTTTATTTGTTCTGGTGTCATCCACGCCCTCTGGCCAATCCTCATCTTTTCCTTGACCGCCTCTGTTCTCGGAATACCACTGAGTTTTTTCTTAGCGGCGGCACCTCCGATGGCAGCTAATTTCTGGGGCTTGAATCTCTCTGCTTGCTGTTTCTTTAATTCTGGAGTCCAGAATGACTTGACGGCGGAACCGCTCCATCCCTTGTTCTTAACAAAGAACAACTTCATTGCTTCCTTCTGTGAAGTCGATTTCTTCGCAGTAGCTTCGGGTGTTGTCTGTGCCCGCTTGAAGCCTAGACTGTTGGTTGAGCCTTCCCGCTTTCTGATACCCCCCGCAGCCTCTTGGAGTTTGTGCAACTGCCGACGCTTGAACTGCAACGGCGTGATGCACGTTACCCGTTCAAAATCAGGCTTCGTGTGCCCGCCAACAAACCAGTTAGCGAGTGCTGCCGACATAAACATATTTCCCAGAGGTTTTGTTTCTGTAGGCGTAAATGAACAGTATGTGCGTGATAACATAACAGTTTATAAAATAGTTAGTGAAAAGTCAAGAGTCCTCATACCCGTCACACAACTCGGACAGCCTGAGAGTAGTATACGGTGCCCTGCCCGAGGGCCAAGGTTGTCGGGCAACTCCCGCTGTAAACAATCCAGACAACTTTGTTCAAAAACAAGCCCTAATCGAGGGCAGGAGAATTATCGTGAGTAAGAAACAGGAATTGCTTGAGAAGCGTGCAAAGGTTCATGCCGATGCCGTCGTTCTCATGAACGCCCCTCAGACGGCGGAGACCCGCGCTCAGGTGAAAACGATGTTTGCGGACATCGACACCATGACCGAGGACCTCGCCAATATCGAGCGTGCCGACAAGATGGCAGCGGAACTGGCTGCCAAAAACGGCGCTCTCCCGCCCGATAACGAGCAGCGCAGCGCAGCTGTTATCAAAGCCGAAGAGTACAAGCAGGCCTACTTCGACGTTCTGCAGTATGGACGTCCGAACGGCCCGAAGTGCATCGGCGGCGGAGTCAGCCCGGCTGTTATCGACTATTGTGAGCGAGCACAGAAGCTCGTCCGCGAAGCGAACGGCAACCGCAGTGCAATGACGCCCGAACAGCGCCATGCGGTTGAAAAACGCGACCAGCAAGCTGGCACGCAGAGCATCACGTATTCTGAAGGCAACCTGGGCGGATATTTCGTTCCGGCTGGCTTCGTGTACGACATCGAAGTGGCCACCAAGTACTTCGCCCCGCTGTTGGATGGTTCGACCATTCGAATCATGGAAACTGCAACCGGTAACGTGTTGCCCTATCCGACCAGCAACGATACGAACGAAGCCTGGACACTGTTGTCCGAAACCACGCAGATCATCGACAACGGCACAACCCCCAACTATCCGACGCAGGGCGCAGCGGCTCCTCTCGCTAACCCCGGCAACGTGCTGGCTGGTCAGATTGTGTTCGGCGCATACAAAGGCTCAACCGGCCTGGTGCGCGTGTCTTTGGAACTGATGCAAGACTCCGCGTTCTCGCTGGAAGCTTTCTTGAAAGAGGCTTTCGCGGTCCGCTTGGGTCGTGGCTATGAGTACTACCTGACACAAGGCAGCGGCTCCAACGCTCCTTTCGGGTTGGTACCCGCAGTCGTCGCATCCAACGTGACCCCCGTTACCGCTTCCGGTGCGGGAACTCAGGATGTCAATACTGGCCTGACTGGTGCGAACAGCATCGGCTGGGACGACATGGTTGCCGTTGAGCACAGCGTCGACCCGACCTACCGTAAGGGTGCAAAGTGGATGTTCCACGATCAGACCCTGTCGAGCTTGAAACAACGTCTCGACAAGTTCGGTCGTCCTTTCTGGGTTCCTTCTCCGAAGGACAACGCCCCGGATACCATCCTCGGTTATCCCTACGTCATCAACCAGAGCATCGCGCAAATCGCCCCCTCGGCGACGACCGTGTTGTTCGGCATGTTCAACAAGTTCATCGCCCGTAAGGTGCGTGACTTGTCGATTGCCAGGTTGGATGAGAGATTTGCAGACTACGGCGAAGTTGCCTACGTCGGCTTCTCTCGTATTGACAGCAGGCTAGTGGATGCTGGGACTCATCCTATTTCGTACCTCGTTCAACACAGCTAAGGTGCTGCTCGGCACAGGTAAAGAAATCGGCCCGGAGGGAATACAAGCCTTCCGGGCCTTTCCTTCGTCCGCCCGTCACAGAGATCAGACACCGTGAAGAGGTGTCTCTGTGAAGCCTGAGCAGCGGCTTCTGAGAAAGATGCGACCCGATGCCTAAGTCAGACGACTTCATGAGGTGGGATAAGGGTGACGAGCTCTTTGCGCATCTGAATGAAATCGAAATCGATGCGGATGAACTGAACGCCCTTCTGGTATGCACCTGCGGCCAGGGCGTCCTTTTCGAAGACGGCACCTGCGTGTATTGTCGCCGCAAGAGGCGCGTCACAGAGAACGGAGAGTAGGGGCGGACTATGTTAGTGCGATCAAAGCGCTGGGGCGTTGTTGAGGTGGTTGACTACGTCGGACGCGGGATGATTCTGCGAGGAGAGGCTACGGCCTATCCAGAAACCGAACAAGCGATTCTGCACGCTGAGGAGCAGGGCGGCCCGGCAGCTTGCATTGGGGTCGAGATGGCAGTTTGTGAACCGAGAGCAGAGAGGGCTGTCCTGAAGTACGTTCGGATGCCCCGAAGCAAGGAGTAACATCATGGCGGGACTTTTTGTACAGCAACAGCCAGCAGCAGAACTTATAAGCCTACCGCAGGCGAAGAACTTCCTGCGTGTGAGCATCACGGATGACGACGCCCTTATCGGTGGCTTGATCATCGCAGCCCGCGAAGTGGCGGAGGCGTTCTGCAATCGGAGCTTCGCTATTAAGAGTTACATTCAGACTCTGGACTCATTCCCGTATTACACGGACACTGTGATGAGCCAGATGGCGTATCCGCCCAGCTATTACTCTCTGCCGATGTACTCCACGACACTGTGGAATTATTCGCAGATGATCAAGCTCTATAAACCGCCTTGCATCGCGGTTCAAGGAATTGATTACACGGATACGGACGGTAACAACCAGACGCTGGTGCAGGATGAGGACTTCCTGCTGGACAACGCATGGGAGCCCGCACGCATCTTCCCGATGCCGGGAGTGATGTGGCCAGCTTGTCTTTACGTTCCGAACGCCGTGCGCATTCGTTTCACGGCAGGCTTCGGCTCAACAGCGACTGACCCGGATATTGTCGACGGTGAGCTTGCTCAAGGCGCTGGGTCGCAGCCGGTGCCCCAGCGGGTCATCGTGGCCATGTATCAGCTCATGGCTGGATGGTATGAAAATCGTGAAGCTCAGATGCCCGGTAGCTGGAATGAACTGCCACAGCATGTGAAGATGCTTCTCTGGTCAATGCGGGTTCTGGATTTTCAACCCACGCGGGGCTAATTAGATGTGGGTCCGTCTTTGTCCTCGCTGCAAGCGGGAGTTGTGGAAGACGCATCTCCGTGAGCTCTTGGTTTGTGTGTGCGGCTGGAGATGGGGAGATTAAGTTTATGGCTTTGAACTGGAGATCAGGTCGCTTTCAAGCTGGCAAACTTCGCCACCGTATTGACATCGTCCAAGTCAGTCCGATTCAGGACTCCACGGGTGGTATCAATTGGTCGGTAGATGTTCTGTATGCGAACGTCTGGGCTTCGGTCGAGGCGTTGTCGGGCCGTGAGACGCTGGTCATGGAATCCCAGGCATCGATGGTTACGCATCAGATTCTCATCCGGTACATCGGGGCAGCACCGAGCTGGCAGGCGGATTTCAATTACACCGCAGGAATGTTGTGCAAGGATTCCAATGGATACCTACAGCAGGTGCAGGGTCCTGGCACATCAGGTTCGGTCGCTCCGGACTGGAGCACGATTGAGGGGATATTCACCGAGGATGGCGACCCGAGCACGGGCGTGACATGGAAGAACCTCGGCGTTGCACCGCCTTACACAGGCGTGACCGCAGCCATGCAGGTTCTGTTCCAGGGGCGTCAATTTCAAGTTACGTCTGTGATGAATCCGGACGAGCGCAATAAGATGCTTTGTCTGTCATGCACAGAAATTAACGATTCACGGCAGCAAATACCGGGGCTCAACCTGCCCCAGAATGACTTGGGGTAAAACATGTCGCAGCCAACAGTTCAGGTACTCTACTTCACGAGTGAAGTTCCTCAATCAGTAATCGAGGTGCTCGCGGCATTTCAAGCTGCAAACGGTCGAGCAATGACCTTTACTGAGTTTCAGACGCAGCTTTTCTACATGATTGGTTATGGCACTCTGCCATCCGATTGCTATGAACTGCGCACGGAATATGCTAACGATTCGGAGTACCCACAAACCATTGGTAATCCATCGTCGGTCACGCCTCCGATTCCGGTTCCGCCACCGAGCGGCCCATCACTACTTGCACACGCAATATCTGTGCCTGCTACAGGATACGCTGCTTCGCAGACGACATCCGCAATCAATACAGTCGGTGCAAACTTCGTCATCATTGCTGCAAACAGCGAAAACTTTACCGGCAATGACACTACTATTACAGACAGTGAAAACAACGACTGGACACTTATCTCTCCTGCTACGCAGGGAGGTGCATTGCTTTACTATTGTGCTAATCCGAAGACGAGTTCCACACACACATTCACGAACACCTCCGGCTCTGGCTATTATAGCG